ATGCATGGTTTTGCTGTATCGGTTGCTGTATCGGTTGCTGTATCGGTTGCTGTATCGGTTGCTGTATCGGTTCTAATGGTGCAATGCCAGTCATGCTGTACCGGTTCTAACGGAGCACATTCCGGTCATGTCAACGGCACGCCTACGCACATCAGCCAGGCATATGTATCAATAGTTATATAATGCTTGGAGTGGGGCACATCTCGAGACAGGAGCGCAGCACATCGAAACGTGACACCCCTTGGCACATAGCGAAAGAATTCTTGTGATGGCGGGACTCCGGACGTGCGAAAGGAAACAATGGGTCCCTCTTCGTCATTTTCCGTAAATGTTTTGAGAATGGGACTCTGGGGATGTTTCACGTGGAACCTGCAGATTTTTGTTGCATTTCGCTTATTTTTTTCGTATAGTGAGTGGTATGAAAACGCTACCGATCATATTGGCGGTCGTTTTTGTGCTTATATGTCTGTTATTTATGTACATAGGCTATCGGATATATCGAACCGGGCTTGAACGAGGCTATGAAATGGGTCGTTTAAGTGCCGGTTTTTTAGTTTCTGATAGAACTGAGCCGGTTACAGCTGGCCAGGTTACAGATGGGAATGGAATTCCTTCGGATGGAATAATTAAGCGCGGTGTTCGTGGCGTGATAGATATGGTTGACGCATTTAAGCAGCAGGATCCGAAGGGGGAGAAGGACGAGCCTGGATGGGGTGAGACGTTATGAGCAAATACACTGATTTCGTTCAGCTGCTTGAACAGGGAGAAGAGCACACCGAGATAGCTGCGAGATTGTCTTTGAGTGCTACGGTATTTGAACGGTATATGAAGAAATGGCTGTCGAAAGCGGGTGAGCGGGCGGTTGTTGGCGCGAAAGAACTGGTTGATCAGGTGATAGAGGATTTGAAGAAATCGAGCAAGAATGGAAACGCTACTGCGTCTAAAGTATTGCTTGAAATGGCAACGAAGAATGAAGAGAAACCGATTGAGGACGTGCCGGTGATTATTTTACCTCCGAAAAAGATGATGGGCGCTCCTGTGACAGAGATAGCCGGGGGTGATAATGGAGCGCATTAGCGGCAGACTGGTACACTGGAAGCCGAATCCGGGACCGCAGACGGAAATACTGATGCGGAGAGAGTTTGAGCTGTCGTATGGAGGTGCGAGGTTTGGCGGGAAAACCGATGCCGGGTTGGCATGGTTAGTTGAGCCTGACTTTATAAAGCATCCCCGGTATTCCGGGTTAGTTTTACGGAAGAATCATACAGATTTAAGTGATTGGATTGAAAGAAGTAAGTACGCTTATCAGCATTTGGGGATGAAAATAACCGGGAATTCGTCTACCGGGACGATTTTGCGGTTTCCGAGCGGTGCTTTTATTCGGACCGGGCATTTGAAAGAAGAGGATGCATACGAGAAGTACCAGGGGCATGAATACCATAAGATGCTTATTGAGGAATTGACGCAGATTCCGTATGAGGCATGGTATGAGAAGGTGCTTTCGTCCTGCAGGTGTACGGTAGAAGGGTTATATCCGCAATGTATGACGAACTGGAACCCCGGAGGACCGGGGCATTTATGGGTGAAACGGAGATTTTTTGACGTAGCTTTTAATAAACCATACCTTACGAACCCCGATGATCCCCCCGAAGAGCATAGATGGCGTATATTCATACAGGCGAAAGTACAGGATAATCCTGTCGGCTGCAAAAGAGACCCCGGATATGTGGCGACACTGAAAGCCATAAAAGACCCGAAACTGAGAGCGGCATGGCTTGAAGGACGCATGGACGTGTTCATCGGGCAGTATTTTGAGAAGTGGAATCAGGCATTACACGTCTTACCGGCTGATTTTCCGCTTAAAAACTGGTGGAACCGGTATCGGTTTCTCGATTGGGGGTATTCCAGTCCGGGCTATGTCGGATGGGGAGCGATTGACGATGTAGGCAATCACTATATTTACAGAGAGTTGAAGTTTCAACAGGCAGCAGCAGCCGTTGTTGCGCGGAACGTGCTCAGTATGACTCCCGGCAGTGAACAGATCATCAACACCATTGCGGATCCGTCTATTTGGGCGAAAACGCAGTACGGAGAGTATGCACAGGAGAGTAACCGCAGCATTTCCCACATGTTATCGGATGCCGGATTATTCTGTGTTAAAGGGAATAATGACCGTATTAACGGATGGATGCGGATGAAAGAACTTATGTATTGGGATGATCAGGGCGTGAAGCCGCGTTTATTTGTGCTCGATAACTGCGAGTATTTTAAAGAGAGTATACCGACACTGGTACATGATGATAAAAGACCGGAGGATTTAGATACCAATGGGGAAGATCACCCGGCAGACGCGACCCGGTATTGGCTCATGCACACGACAGGATTCTCACAGCGTCAACCGGCTCCGAGAACGGAGTTAGAGACAGAATTTGATAAGCTGTGGGACCCTGTCCAGGAACATGATTGGGCTGCAATGTTATAGGAGGTTTTTTATGGGCGCATCAGCAGGAAATGTCCACCCGGAAGCACAGAAGACCAAGCTATATGTCGGGACAGAAATAATTCGCGCGTGTCCGGAAACAAAAGAAGGAGTAGAGGGGTATAAGGTCATATATCCCGATGGGTACGTGAGTTGGAGCCCCAAAGGAGAGTTTGAAGATTACTACCGGGAAATCAGTCAGACATGGAATTGATTAATGGTTGAGCTTTTATATGGCGCTTGAAGAGAAACAGCTACACACGCCGGTTAGTACTGAAGAGTCGCCTGTTGTAGACAGGGATAAGGGCGATATCGTTGCGCAGTGTGAAGAGAAATTCCATGAATCGTCACAGTTCATGGATAAGCAGCGTCAACGATGGCGCAGGAATGAGCTGCTCTACCTGAATGAACATGAACAGGGGAAAGTTCGTTCTGTGAGTGATATTCGGATTAATCTCGCATTAGCGGCAATCGAAACAGAAATGCCGATCCTCTCTGATTACCTGCCTTCCTTTGATATCATGCCGAAACAGAAAAACGATATGGAGTTTGCGGACCAGTTACAGGCGCGGAAAAATGAAATCAATAATGAAATTATGTTGAAGCACGTTATCAGAGATACGCTCCACGATTCATTAGTCTACTCAAATGGTATTTTCGGACTACACCCGGTAGTCGATAACCTGACACTGACAACGGTAAGACCGGAGAACGTAGACCTCTTTACATGGTTTCCTGACCCGATGGGAACCGGTATCGGACTGACACAGAGCCGGTATCAAGGCTTTGCAACACCGATGCACGTTGATGTAATCCGCGATTTTTATGACAATACAGCCGTTATGCCGGAAGGATTCATAGACGATTACCGCTCTATGACCATGAAACAATCATTGGATGGTGATAGCGAGAAGAGCCACTATGCACTCTTGAAAGAATTTTATCTGAATGATGCGGACAAGATCAAATATCCACATGGACGGTTAGTTGTGTATGCCGGAAGCACACTCTTAGATGATCAGCCATTATGGGACGGGCTTCCTCTCAATCCTGCTTCATATCAACCGCACATTCCCTATTTTATGATTGGGAATTATAAATCTGCACACACACTTTTTGGTATCGGTGAACCGGAACTGATTAAGACGATTATCAAAGCATTAAATGAAACAATCAGTTCGATTGCTGATAATGTCCGGTACTCCGGGAATCCGGTACAACGGATCCGTTCAAATATTTGGAATAAAATCAAAGATAAAATTGGATTCAAGCCGGGCGATCCGGTTGAAGTTGATGGCGCAGAAGATGTTGGATTTATCGTCCCGCCGACACTCCCGCAATCAACATTTGAATTCATTGAATTGTTGATGCGCTTATCTGATGTTGTAACCGGTGTACATGATGTGGTCCAGGGGAAACGTCCTACCGGCATTACTGCAGCAAGAGCGATTGCACAGTTACAGGAAGCAGCCGTTGCGCGTGTCCGGTATAAAGTTGCACATACCATCACCCGATTCATTGTTGAAGTCGGGCAGTATGTGCTCTGGATTTTACATACGTATGATAATGAAATCCGACAAATCAGACAGCGCGATAAGTTGGGTGAGTTACAGTTCATCGAGTATAATCCCGAA